AATGCTGGCTGGACACAAATTGCTGATACGCAAAGTGTTACCTGGGTGCAGATCGCTGACACCCAAGACGCGCAGTGGTCCTTAATCAATACGGAATAGCATCATGGCTAGTACTTACTCGGATCTTAAAATTGAGTTGATAGGTACCGGAGATGACCCTGGAACATGGGGCGTCACTACCAATACCAACCTGGGAACCGCAATTGAAGAGGCCATTGCAGGCAGCGCCACGGTTACCTTTGCGGGTTCGGACGTCACTATCACCTTAACAAACACTAACGCAACGCAATCTGCGCGCCATTTAAGGCTTAATTGCTCGGGCTCCACGTCAGGCGCAACCAACCTTATCCTTGGTTCAGGATGCCAAATTGAAAAGCCTTACCTCATAAACAACGGCTGCGCTCACGCCATTACAGTCAAAAACACCACGGGTTCTGGTGTAGCTGTGCCCGCAGGCAAAACCATGTGGGTCTACAACAACGGTGTGAATGTTGTCGACGCCGTTACACACCTAAGTTCTTTGACCTTGAGTTCGGCGCTTCCGGCAAGTTCGGGAGGCACGGGCCTTACATCACTTGGAACGGGCGTAGCAACATGGCTTGGCACGCCGTCGTCGGCAAATCTTGCCGCTGCGGTCACTGATGAAACAGGCTCTGGCGCACTTGTTTTTGCCACAAGTCCAACGCTTGTCACACCGACGCTTGGCGTGGCAACTGCTACGAGCGTTAACAAAGTCGCTATTACGGCCCCCGCTACAGGATCGACGCTAACCATTGCCGATGGCAAGACGGCCACCGTCAGCAACACGCTGACTTTTACGGGTACTGATTCAAGTTCCGTGGCCTTTGGTGCAGGAGGCACGGTCGCTTACACAGGCGGCACGCTTGGCCAGTTCGCATCGACTACCTCAGCACAGCTTGCGGGCGTTATTTCGGACGAGACGGGATCTGGAGCGCTAGTTTTTGCTAACACGCCTACGTTAGTCACGCCTGTTCTCGGCACGCCAACTTCGGGGAATTTGTCTAACTGTACGGCAGACGGAACGGATCAGGTAGGATTCAAAAACATCCCACAGAACTCTCAAAGTGCCAACTACACGCTTGTTCTCGGGGATGCTGGTAAACACGTTTTTCACCCATCGTCGGACAATAACACCAGAACGTTTACGATTCCGGCAGCTTCATCGGTGGCTTATCCCATTGGAACGGCTATCACCTTTATTAACCTTGCTGCGGCTGCTGTGACCATCGCGATTACCACGGATACTATGTACTTCTCGCCATCAGGGGGAACGGGATCACGAACCCTGGCGCAGTATGGATCAGCAACGGCTATTAAAGTAAGCGGCTTAAGCTCCTCAGGTGTTTGGGTTATTTCGGGAAGTGGTCTGACATGACCGGCGCACTTCAAGCGGTTTTTATGAACCTGAGGATGTTTTCCTCAGGATGGATCATTGACCTAGATCAAGGGTTTGCATCAGGTATTGCTACTGATTCGGGGGGAAACCCAATTCTAGCCACCGCTGGGGGTCCATCTGCCATTGAGTTAAGTAAAGAAAACGCAAGCATTACTTGGCAACGGAAGATTGGTAGCTATATCGGTGGCACCCCAGCGGTGGCAACGGACTCAAACGCCAATACGTTAGTGGCGGGATCTTTCTTAGTCGGCGCTTATTATGCTGGACTTGTAGCAAAATATAACACCTCTGGTACGCTGCAATGGCAGAGGAAACTATCTGAAACAAGTGTTAGTGTACTTATTTACGGGGTTGCTACAGACTCTTCCGATAATGTTTATATTACGGGGTCTTCTGGTTCATTTTTTGTGCTCGTGAAGTACAACAGTTCAGGCACTTTGCAGTGGCAAAGGAAGGTATCACTTGCGCTTAATAATCTCCAGGGATTGGGCATCACAATTGATGCTGCTGGAGATGTTGTCGCGGTTGGTCGCAATGCATCGCTGGGCGATACAGGGGTCTTACTGAAGTACAACAGCGCCGGATCCATAACTTGGCAGCGCCAATTAACGATGAATACCGGGGCTGCTTTTACCAATGTAGTTACCGACGCATCGAACAATATTTATATTGCTGGACGTCAGGGTAATAGTGAAAACCTAGTGCTGGTTAAATACAACGACAGTGGCTCTATTCAATGGCAACGGACCGTAAACACGGTGATAGGCAGCACCGAAAGACCAGCTATCAGCTTAGATTCTTCTGGCAACATTTATATTACCGCGCTTGCTGGTGGGTTTTTTAAGACGGATAGTTCGGGTAACGAGACGTGGTCACGAAGTATGACTTTTGAAAACTACCCAAGCCCCGTAATTACCGTCCAGTTTGATGGTGTAGCTGTGTTTGGGGACTCCGTATTTCTAGTGGGACAAAACACTATTGCGGCTAAATATCCAACAAGCGGCGCGGTGACAGGCACTTTTTATCCTTTCGTTATATCAGACACGTCGTTAACCTTTACAACACCCTCCTTTTCTTCCACAACAAGCACCTTCACTGATGCGGCAGGTACTCTAACTGATGCCGCCGGAAGCGAAACGGATAGTGCGGGGACCGCCAGTGCAACGGCAACGGTGACTATCTAGGAGACGCCATGGCTTGGTCAGATGTCCTTAAGGCAATCATTCCTATTGTCGTAGCAGCACTTACTGAGAAAAAGTAATGGACGATAAAACCCACGAACTAGCGGTTCTTAAGGCGCAAGCCAAGATCAGGCTTGAAGAGCTTAAAGCACAAGACTCGGCCAAAGAAGTAGCAGGTAAAGCCATTGGTGAAGATGGCTTACTGTATATCTTCCTGATCGTGATTGTGGGTGTCGGTGCATCACTGTTCCTTGAAGGTGAAAAGATTGCCGCTGTGATGGGCTTGCTTGGCGCTTCACTTACTGCACTTATTCAGATGCTTAACGGCATTGCTGGGACTGCGCCTAAGCAAGAGAAGCCTGAGTTTGAAGTCATTAAAGACCTTATCCATCGTCTTGACAAACTAGACCGTGCCGAACAACCCATGCAGGTTGACGTTGAAGGGTCCAAAGTAACGGTCAAAAAAGGCCAAGACATCGTAACGGCTAAGGGGTAATTATGTTTGATCTGCTAAGCGGCGGTCTTCTTGGTTCCATCTTCGGTGGTATCTTCCGCCTCGCCCCGGAAGTGCTGAAGTTCTTGGACAAGAAGAACGAGCGCCAGCATGAGTTGAGTATGTTCCAGCTTCAGACCGACCTTGAGAAGATGCGAGGCGAGTTCAAGATGGAGGAGAAGTATGTTGACTACTCGATCTCGCAAATGGACACGATTAAGGAGGCTTTTAAGGAGCAGGCCCAAACGGCAAAAGAGGCTGGCTGGCTTGCTTCTTTTATCACTGCTATTACCCGCCCCGGTCTTACTTGGATTGCATTTGGTGTATACGTGGCTGTCAAAGCTGCTGGCTTGACGATTGCGTTTCAAACCAACGCTAACTGGGCGGAAGTCCTAACCAAGAGTTATGACGAGGATGACTTTGCCATGCTGAACATGATGCTTACGTTCTGGTTTGTAGGTCGGTCTATTGAGAAGTACAACAAAGGTGCATAACTGTGGAAGCCTTAATAGACTCTCTTGCAAGAGTTTGGTTTCTTGGTGTTGCCCTTGTTGGTGTGGCCGTCTATGCCGTGACTATTAAGACGCGGCTTGATTATTTGGAGAAAGATCACGATAGGCAGATCCATGCGCTGTGGGAACACGTTAACCGATTGATTGCTGAGAAATCTAGTGAATGAGGCTAAGAAGCTTTGCAAGGATGTACTTATTAAGCCCTTTGAAGGGCTAGCAAAGCGTTTGCCTGATGGACGAGTTAAAGCCTATCCCGATCCCGGTACCAGAGGACATCCTTGGACGATTGGCTGGGGAGCCACCGGACCCAACATCAATCCCGATACGATTTGGACGATGGAGCAGTGCGAGGACGCCTTAGACCACCACGTCGAGTATTTCGTTCGGGGTTTGCTCAAGATGTCGCCAAGTATTCATAAGGCTCTGCCCAGACGCATTGCTGCTGTGACAAGCTGGGTCTACAATTGTGGCCTAGGAAACTACAGAGTCTCCACCTTCAAAAAGCGTATTGACGCGGGAGATTGGGATGGCGCAGCCGATCAATGTATGTTGTGGAATAAAGCTGCCGGACGTGTGCTTCCCGGACTCACCCGCCGCCGAGCGGCTGAAGCGGCGTTGATGAGGTAAACATGCCTATTGAAAAAAAAGCCATTGGCCAAGCCATCAAACAGTCTTATGCCAAAGGCGGCATGGGCGCTTGTCCTGTTGCCACTGTTGACATTCATGTCAACCTGAAAAACCGCAACAATGCTATTAAGGAATACGGCTACGGACCCTTGAATCCTGAAGAGCCCTCCAAGGACTTTTGGGACAAAAAAGCCAAGATGTGGGCCATTTCTGTTGAGGAAGCGCAGACAGCACGTTGCGGTAATTGTGCAGCTTTTATCAAGACTCCTGCCATGCTGGCTTGCATTGAAAACGGCATTCATGCCGAAGACGCTCAAGAGACAGGCATGGAGCTTGAAAAAGACGTCGTTAAACGGGCTAACTTAGGCTATTGTGAGCTATTTCACTTTAAATGCGCTGGGGCACGAACCTGTGACGCATGGCTGGTCGGAGGTCCAATCAAGTAATGCCTGTACGCAAAATCCTACTCAAGCCCGGTGTAAACCGAGAAAACACACGTTATACCAACGAAGGTGGTTGGTATGTTTCTGAGAAAGTGCGCTTTCGTCAGGGCACGCCAGAAAAAATCGGTGGCTGGGCGCAGTATTCCAATAACCAGTTTGAGGGAATCTGTCGCAATCTTTGGAATTGGACAGCCTTAGACGGCACTAATTACCTTGGCGTGGGTACCAATAAAAAGTATTACGTCGAAGCGCTTGGTGTGTACTACAACATTACACCTATTGAAGACACGGTATCGTTGATTGATCCTTTTTATGCCACAACAGGGGCCGACACTTTAGTGGTGGCCGATTCTGCTCATGGGGCAACTTCGGGTGACTATGTTGTTTTTTCTGGTGCGACCATTAGTTTTGGAGGTGGTAGCATCACAGGAGGTGATTTAAACCAAGAGTTTGAAATCACGGTCATCAACGCGGATTCCTACAGCATTGAACTCGGTGTTGCGGCTAATTCGGTGGATGCTGCCAACTCACCATTTGGCGATACGGTGTTGGCTTCTTATGAGTTGACCCCAGGCAGCGAGATTACCGAAGCTGCCGCCGCTTGGGGCCTGGGAGGTTGGGGCCTTGGTCCTTGGGGCTTTGGCGAAGGGGGCCTGCTCAATGCTCGGTTATGGAGTGCCTACAACTGGGGAGAAGATCTTGTTTTTGCTCCTCGCAACAGTGCTATTTATTATTGGGATGCCTCCTCAGGCACGGGCACGCGCGGAGTCAATCTCACTTCGTTAAGCGGCTCAACGGGATGTCCTACCCAGGTGACCTTTGTATTTATCTCTGACATCTCGCGTTTTCTCTTTGCTTTCGGAGCCGATGATCCCAATACGGGAGCTGTCTTTGACCCCATGGTCGTTCGTTGGGCGGATCAGGAGAGCTTAACCAATTGGACACCTGCCATCACCAATCAAGCAGGTGATTTGCGCTTGTCTCACGGATCAGAAATCGTTACTGCTATTCAAACACGCCAAGAAATCTTTACCCTGACCGATTCTTCCGCCTATTCGCTTCAGTTCGTAGGTGCTCCTTTGGTCTGGGGCGCGCAGTTGTTGGGGGACAATATCTCGGTTGCAGGGCCTAACACGGTAATTGTGGCTTCGGGCATTGTTTATTGGATGGGTGTCGATAAGTTTTATGCCTACGACGGTCGCGTGCAAACGCTTGCGTGTGATCTTCGTCGACATGTCTTTGGTGACATTAATCTTGAACAGAACTATCAATTCTTTGCCGGAACCAACGAGGGTTTCAACGAGGTATGGTGGTTCTATTGTTCGGAAAATAGCAACACGGTTGATCGCTATATTGTCTTTAATTACCTAGAACGTATTTGGTACTACGGCACGATGGCACGCACCGCGTGGTCCGATTCGGGTTTGCGCGATTATCCGCAATCTGCCGATTACAACCGTCGCATTCTGAATCAAGAGTATGGAGTCGATGACGCTTCGGGCGACTCGGTAGCAGCCATTGAGGCTTATATTGAGTCGGCAGAATTTGATATTGACGATGGTGATCGTTTTATGTTTGTTTACCGCACCATCCCGGATATCACCTTCACAGGATCTACTGACGATAGTGATCCCGAGGTTGTTTTTTCGCTTTATCCCAAAGCAAGCTCGGGTTCCCCTGATGGAACGGTAGCTAGCGGAACGGTATCTTCGCCCGACTATCCGGTAGATCAGTATACCGCCCAGATCTACACAAGGATGCGTGGTCGTCAAGCCTATATCAAAGTACGCTCTAACAAACTAGGTACTACATGGCAACTTGGTGCGCCGCGTCTTGACATTCGACAAGATGGCCGTGCAACAGGGGGCGGCGCGTGAGCACCATTAATTTCCCATCGCCACCTAATTTACCGCTTTCTCCGCTTGATTTTGAATCCCGATACCACGACGGGGTCAACAATGTTCTGCGCCTGTACTTCAACCGTATTAGCGGAACGTTTCAAAACATACTGGGTCCGCAGGGCGGTCAGTTCTTGAATTTCCCCTCCGCTGCTTTTTACGACACGACGGATCAAATTGCCGCAAGCACAACAGTGGCTTATCCCGTCTCATTAAACAGCACGTCCTTTAGCAATGGCGTCACCGTTGTTAGTGGTTCTCGTATAACGGCTGCTTACTCCGGGATTTACAACATTCAATTTAGCTTGCAGTATGTAAATACAGATTCACAAATCCACGACATTGACATATGGTTTAGGAAAAATGGCACGAATTTAGCCGACTCAAACTCTCGCTTTTCCGTACCGAACAAACACGGATCCGTCGACGGCCATCTCATTGCAGCGCTTAATTTCTTTGCAGATCTTGTGACGGATGACTATGTTGAGATAATGTGGCGTACAGACAATGTTGCCGTTAGTCTTGAAACGCTTCCCAGTACCTCGAGCCCGGATAGGCCTGCCATCCCTTCTGCCATTGTGACCGCAACATTTGTATCTTCAAAACTTGAAGGGGCATGACAAACACATGCTTCTTCCTTCATAATGTCGGCCAATATCGCGTCCTTTCCCGGCGCGCGGCCCCCTGTAGGGCCTTGGCTCATTTGGAAAGGTTAAATCATCATGGATGAAGCGATGCAGGGCATTATGTCATTGCCCGAGGGCCAAGGACCACGGGCCTCGATCACACCTGAGCAAATGGCGATCTACGATCAGATGCGCCAGACCATACCGCCTAAAGAGTTTGGCGATGAGCTCTTGAACACAGCTATGCAGGCCGATCCTGAAGCAGTTCAAGCGTTCAAAGAAGAACTCATGGCGCTTGAGATCCCGCTTGATACCTTAAAGCTTTTAAATGAGATGGTTGATGCCATCTTGGCAAGCCCTGGCGACTATCAAACCCTGCGTCGCGAATACATGCGTCGTGGCGTGACTGAAGATCTTTTGCCTGCGCAGTTTGACCCGGCATTTTTTGCCGCTTTGAATATGGCCCTTGATCAAATGCCCGTGCAGCAACCCCAGGCTCCGATGGCCATGGCAGGTGGCGGCATTGCATCGCTTGCACAGTACGGTCGCAACGGCGACACCATGCTTGCGCATATCACACCGGAAGAAGCCGCATTGCTCAAGGCTCGTGGTGGCGCAGGCACGATCAACCCCATGACCGGCCTGCCTGAATACGCGAACATCTTTTCCCGCATCGGCAAGGCAGTCAAAAAGTTTGCCAGTAGCACGGTAGGCAAGATTGTCACAACGGTTGCGCTTGGGTTCTTTCTTGGACCTGCCGCAGCATCCATGCTTGGCGTTACATCCTCTGCTGGCGTTGCCGCTGTGGGCGGCTTTTTGGGCGGCGCGGGATCCACGCTGCTTGGTGGCGGCAGCTTAAAAGAAGCTTTGAAAGCCGGTGCAATCGGTGGCTTAACAGCAGGTGCGGCGCAGGGTATTACAGGCGGCGCAGATGCATTTACTTCGGGTAGCTACACAGGGCCTACTACCGTTAGCGGGCAGTTCCAACGAGTCAGCGACTTCTTTTCTCCCTCTGCCGCACAGCCTGCGGGACCTACTCCGTTGGTTGAAGCAGGGCCTGCCCCAACCCTAGCTGACTCTCGGTTTGGCGGAGAGTACGTGGATCCGGCCTCTCGGTTTGGGGCAGAGCCACCTCCTGTGTCGGCACGAGCTATGCCTGCACCTGCCGCAGCACAAGCATCTTCCGCGCGCCCTGGTTTTTTTGATCTCGTAAAACAAGGTGAATACACTGAGGCAGCTAAATCTTTACTGCCTTCTGACCTTGGTGGATCACGCGGCATTCCGTCCCCAACGGACATTGCCGATAAGATGAGTACTGCGCAGGCCAATATTATTGCCAAAAACCCCCCACTGGCTCAAGCAGCATTTGCGCAAAACGCTCCACAGGCCATCAAAGACGCATTTCAAACGGCAGTCACACAGGAAGCAACCAAGCTTGCAACGCCCGGACTCTTGTCTACCTACGGCCCTGTCGCAGCACTTGGTCTTGGCGCAACAGCACTTGCCGGAGGGTTCAAGACAACGCCAGCAACACTCCCTCTTGGTCTTCAAGAGACGGGAGACGACTATCTTCGCAAGTATCCTGAACGCTACAGGCTAGCTTTCGGTGGCCTTGGTCCGGGGACCCCGCGCTATAACCCCTATCTGATGCCTCCGCCTCAGTTACCTCCATTGGGCATGGCTGAAGGTGGTATTGCAGACCTGAACAAGTTCCCGCGCAAGACCGGTCACATCAAGGGCCCTGGCACAGGGACCTCGGATTCTATTCCTGCGATGCTGTCAGATGGCGAGTTTGTGTTTACCGCTAAAGCGGTGCGGTCCGTGGGCAACGGCTCACGGCGCAAAGGTGCAAAGCGTCTTTATACTTTGATGAAGGCCTTGGAGAACAAGCATGGCTGAAACCAGTTATCAGCAACAAATTATCCGGGAAGTCCCAAGGCTTGAGGCCTACAAGATAGGTCTTATTGATGAGGCACGCTCTCTTTACAATACACCGCTTGACTTACCCGCATACGAAGTAGCGGGCCAGTCTGCTGGGCAAATACAGGCTGCAGATCTCTTGCGCCAGGGCATTGGTGCTTACGAACCCTTCATGCAGGCAGGCTCACAGGCCGTGACTCAAGGCCAAGCGCTCACGCAACAAGGCGCAAGGCTTGCAGGTGACTTGAACGTTGCACCTGATTACTTAGCTGCTCAAACGGCGCTTGGTCGTGGGCTGTCTTCTGCGGATATCTTGGGAGGTTATGCCAAAACGGCTGGCCAGGGTCTACAAGACGTACTAGGTGGGGTGGCAGGCATTGAGCAGGCTCGTTTGGGCTTGCCTTCCTACATGCAAGGAGACTTAAGTACGGCTCAGTCTTTATTGGGTGAGGCAGCGCGTGGGACTCGCGCAGCAGCCCCTTCTGACTTTACCCAAGAAGCGGGACTACTAAAAGGATCTCAGCTCACAGCCGCTGCCGCTGCACGACGCGCTGAGCAGGCTGCACAGACCCCAGGACTTCAGACACTATCGTTCACGCAACCCGGTATGACGGATGTCTACATGTCACCTTATATGCAAGGTGTCGTAAATATCCAGCAGCGGGAAGCACAACGTCAGGCGGACATTGCACGAACTCAACGTGCCGCTCAGGCAGTAGGAGCGGGTGCTTTTGGGGGTTCTCGTCAGGCCGTAATGGAAGCAGAGGCCGATCGCAATCTTGCCCAGCAGATGGCCGACATCCAAGCGATGGGCTTGCAGCAAGCTTATCAACAAGCACAACAACAGTTTAACGTTGAGCAGCAAGCACGTCTTGGTGCAGCCTCAACACAGGCTGGACTGGGCATGCAAGCCGCTGCGCAGCGTTTTCAGCAGGCTGGTTTTGACGCAGGAACGGCGATGCAGTTAGCCCAACTGGAGCAAACGCAGCGTCAACAAGGCCTACAACAAGCCGCTCAAATGCAGGGTATCGCGGGACTTTACGGTCAACAGGGCATGCAACAAGCGCAGTTGGGTCAGGCTGGGACGCAACTAGCAGGACAGTTAGCAGGTCAACAAGCGCAGTTAGGTATGATGCCCGCTCAGATTGCACAGGCTCAAGCAGGAATCGTCGGTCAACAAGCCGGTCTTTATGGTCAACTTGGTCAGGGTTTAGGTGGTCTTTCTGCACAACGTGCGGGTATTGATCTTCAGCGCGCCGCACAATTGCAGCAAGCAGGTCAGGGTATCGGCGCGTTAGGCATGCAGCAGGCCTCGCTCGGCCAAGGCATGCAGCAGGCAGGCCAAGCCGACGTGAGCGCCTTAATGGGCATAGGTGCCATGGAGCAGTCTAACGCACAGGCGCAGCTTGATGCGATGCGTGCTACGCAAATGCAAGACGTTATGACTCCTTACCAACAACTCGGGTTTGTGGCAGACATCTACAAAGGCGCACCCAGTTCACAAAGCGCCCTGATTGCAACTAGTCAGCCCTCAGCAAGCCCCTTCCAGACAGCCGCAGGATTAGGAATCGCAGGTTTGTCGGCTGCGGCGGGCGCTAAGAAAGTCGGACTCTTTTAGGAAAGACGATGAAATCAAAAGTCATGGATCGGCCCATGTTTAAGGGCAAAAAGGATGATCCCGAAGAGGTCGGAATCATGTCGCTTTTGATGGGCGAAGATAA